TATGCAACACAGATCCAAGGTCTCATACCTAAACGGTATGATAGTTCCCACTGTCTGCCCATGTAAGCAGAGATTCCAATAAGGAAGTGGAAGATAACCAACTGATATGGGCCTCCATTATACAACCACTCATCTAGAGTAGCAGCTTCCCAGATGGGATAGAAATGTAGTCCAATAGCATTGGAAGATGGAACTACAGCACCAGAAATGATGTTGTTTCCATACATGAAAGAACCTGCAACAGGTTCACGAATTCCGTCAATATCGACGGGAGGAGCAGCAATAAAAGCAACGATGAAACAAGTAGCTGCAGCAAGTAAACATGGGATCATTAGAACCCCGAACCAACCAACATAGATTCTATTGTTAGTTGATGTTACCCACTCACAGAACTCAGACCATCCTGTTAATAAACCTTGCTCTCTCTTTGAAAGAGTTGTCATTAGTCCAACTTTAAGTAGGGCTGATAGGGAATCAGCGATACTAGATTCCTGTAGTACCCTTGAATCTACAGGTAGGATGAGAGACGTTGTTTACTTCCCATAGGTCTCGGTTAAACGGGAAGAGTATGATGAGGAAATCCCCATCGATTTATTTATTATAACTTTTTGTTAAGGATTTGTCAAGTTAATAATCAAACTCGTTGAGAACATCTAATGCATTATTAAGTGCTTGCTGAGCTGCCCATCTTTCTTTACCATCCCAATCAGGATACCAAACCTTATCATCAATCCCCTTCTTTATCTTAAGGAGTCTTGATTCCATATCAGTTTTTTTAAGTCTTCCGTTCATATAAGTTCTATACCTCGAATCGGGCCACGGGCAACTAGAATACTTTCTGGGAAATATCATATTTCTCCAATGCGAATTGAGATTCAAGTTGCTTCTTGAGTTTTGATACTTCTCTCCGAAGCTCTTCTTTTTCCTGTTTCAACGTCTCGATCTCTTGTTCGTAGATAGTAATCATCTTTTCTTGTTTTTCGGTGATCTCTTCTAGTTCGTACCAAGATCGGATGTGGTCGTAATTCATTATACCACTTCCTGTAGTTATTTACAAATTTAATTTTTGCTTAAGGGGGTTATATTATGAAACGTGGATAACACCTTTCATGCCAGCTCCAGCGTGAGGTTCACACTGAAATTCATAATCGCCTGGTTCATCAAAGGTTATTTGAACCTCATCTCCCTTCGTGAAGTTTAAATCTGGACGAGATAATTCGTCGTGACCATTAACAAACACAACATTATGTGGTGGTAAGTCGTTGTTTATAAAGGTAACGGCCTCTCCTGACGCAATAGAAACTTCAGATGGCTCGAACACAAGATTTCCATCATATCCCATCTGTATCTCTGCTGCCCAAGAGGGTAAAGCAAAGGTCATGATAGCAAATAGAGTAATTAAAAACTTCATTAAGTTCAAGACAACTATTAATATGTATCACGAATTTGTATAAAAAAAGACTCCGTGTGTTGGAGTCTTAAAATTTACTGAAAGGCGAATTGAAATCCACCAATGTATGTGTAGAGGGCCAAAATTCCAACAAATATTAATTGATTCATCTAGGTAAAAATACTCTTCTTTTTATATAGGAGTATTTATACCTACGCACCTGAAGGAACAGCGACGGGTTGCATTTGACCAACCCTCACTCCTTTACCTCCATTAGTATCATCATCGTCATCATTATTAATTGCCCTTAGAAATAACTCTATCAACACTAAAGCAGTCATGGGATAAAAAACCCAGAGGACTGCTACTAGTGGTGATATACTATCTGATGCGGCTGATAAGTCGCCCATTTAATTGTACGTTAAAAAAAGTTACGAATAGTTATTTAGTTATGTGAAGTACTGGAACTTAGTGTAAACACCTACGACTGCCCAAAAGGCAATCATTGCAAACCTACCGTTTGCTCTGTTCCAAATTGCGATATTAGTATTTTCCATTAGAATATGCCTGGAATGATTTGACCTGTTAATGAGTAGGCGCCTAGTGCTGCTACTATTCCGATCATGGCCATCCAGCCATTAAACTTTTCTGCTTCGGGTGTCATTTGTAGAACTCCTTTCGTTAGATTTAATAGGGTTAGAAAGTAACTGGCTTAAGCCAGTGGTGTAAGAGACCTTTTTATCTCAAAATATGCCAGGCATAACTGATCCAAAGAGGATATAGTTATGAACTGCTGCAAAGAAACCGATCATGGCAAGTCTACCATTAAGTAACTCTGCGTTTTTCCAGTAGTCAACGTCTTGTACTTCTATCTGAGGCTCGTGAGCAAAAATGTTTTGCTTACCATACTCAGTAGTTTCGTATCGCTTCATACTTGGAGTAGAAGTTGTCATTCGTTTGTAAAGAAACGTAACATAATTATATAGTAAAGATTAAATTATGTCAAGAAACTTTACATTCGGAGATCCGAACAGAATTAAAGAGGTCTTATAACTCCTATAAGATGGACTAATATTAATCCAAATTTTCTTGTATTGATTTTAATTTTTCGTATAATGCAGCACATTGTGGCTCGCCAGCATTCTTACGGCATTTCCAAAGTGCTAGCACAATGTAATCAAATTCCTTCTTGTCTATGGGTAGTTCCATTTTAACACTCCTTACTAATATCTTCGGCCATTTGGCCACCAATTTCTGCACCCTGATCCATTCCTATCATCGTAGCAGCACCAGCAAGTACCCAACCAACATAAGGAATAGAGGCGACACCAGTAGTAGCAACAGCACCACCAACGCTGGCACCGACCATTCTACCTGTTCCTTCTCCTGATCCAATTGCCTTGATACATGCCTCTGATCTTTGGTTCGCAATCTCTTGAGTTCTTTCTTGTCCTGATGTACGATCCAAGTGGACAGACCCATCCATCGTGTACTCTTCAGTTGTTCTAGTTGTGTTGTTACCCAACCCAAGAAAGCCACCTTTTTTCTTTATATCCCTTTCCACACGCATTACTTTAGGATCATTTGCACGATATTGAATCCTATATCCATCCTTACTCGCTTCTACTGAGTAAGATGTATAAGAACCTACAGGAACATTAACAACAGGGAAGTCAGACCTCCTTGCAATCATTCCTATCATCCCTATATGGGATAAACCTAGAACTGTTCCTAGACTTATCGATATCCATTTTGTATTCATAACAATTATTATATCATATTATATATTATTCTGTCAATAATATTCATTTTGTAATTTTTTAACCCATTCTTTTTGACCACAATATCCATGAGCATCACCTCTTTCCATATTGTAATGTTCATTTGTATGCATTAGTTCTATCATAAAAAATACACCTATCAACATCATTGGCATATGCCATAAAGGATGTCCAAAAACTTCGCAGAACTCTTTGTAGTAATCCTCGAATTTCATATACTTTCCCAATAAAAAAGGGAACCCGAAGGTTCCCTTATAATTATATCACTTTAGTGATCAGAAGTTGAACTTAACTCCAGCCTTAGCGCCCCAATCAACGATTGTGTCACCAGTTGAATCTTCACCGTTAGAAACTCCAGAGAGTTCACCGTATACGCTAGTTGCATCAGCAATAGCATAACTTAGACCAACCTTACCAGAAAGTTCTGTTTCTGTATCGTCAGTTGACTCAGTATGAACAAGAGCTGGGCCGCCTTGTACGTAATATCCTAACTTACCTTCAGCTGAAACACCTTCGTATCCTACGTGGATGTCAGTTGTAGCAGAAGAATAATCTCCATCAGGATATGAAAGATTGCTCTCGACATTCACGTATGGGCCAGCAAATGCTGCACCAGCTAGGAGGAATGGAGATGCTGCAACAGCAGCGATTGTTGACTTAATAGACATGTTTGTTTTAAGGTATCTCGCAAGAATAAAAAAAACCTTGCGGATGATAGCTTCCCCGACATGGGAAACTGTTTACATCTACGCAGGGTTACGATTATTTCGAGTCCTTTGTATAATATGTATTTATATTAACAGAGGTTTAACATAAGGTCAAGTGGGCTTGTGCCAGTTTGTTATTCGGTTAACCGAGTTCGTGTGTATCGTACTGGAAGAAATGATCAATCGGAAGATCAGTAGCTTGATTAGTCCAGAAATGATCTAATCCAATTCTAGAATTCTTATGGAAACTATCTACATGATCCTCATGTATAGATGACCCTAATTCGATCTTATACAGTAAAAGTGGCATCGCATAGGTCTTACCAGCATTGTATATTAAATCGTCTGCCACAGCACGAGGCCGCACCCCATTATCGAGTTTAAATTTGTCACCTCTACAATGGAAATGCATTAACTTCTCGGCATATCTACGATTAATAACAAAGGCAGCAGTAGAATAATCATCAACATATCTTGGATGTATATTAGCAACTAACTTTCTTGGATTAATAACTGCAATCTGAAAGCAATCCCAATCGTATGGCATACGATTCATTACTTCTCTCCATGAGAAGGGCCAGTGGGAAACCGAACAAAGATCACAGTCATCTTCCATAAAGATACCGTACTCAGTGTCAGTGGTATCGTACCAATGTTTAATAGATCTTAGATGAGATGTTACACAACCAATCTCAGGAGCAGATACGGCATTTGGATAACGACCAGAAAGAATTTCACTTAGATCACTATTACGTCCATCAAAAGCAGACATTCTTTCATAGTTTTCTATGTTCCAATATTCTAATTGTTCCTTCATCCAATCCCATCTCTCTGGTTGATCATCAAGATTGATGATATACAAAGGGCCAAAATCGTTTAGTTTATAAGCGGCTTTGTTTCTATCCATGTTTGGCAATTACCTCTTCAACGGCAGGGATGTAATGTTTCTTAAGTACGTTTGTCCATGCAAACTGTTTACCATATTCTCTAATCTCTTCTCTATGGGCAACAGAGTACTCTCTATTCTTTACGATTTCATATTCTAAGTAACCAAGATCTTCAATATTCTTTTCATTAATAACTGTAATGAATTCCTTATCAGTATCAAGATTAGCCTTACCCCACTCACATACTACCACACCTAATCCAGATATCAAGGCCTCCATACAAACTAGTGGATGAGCTTCACCATCTGATAAGAGAACTAGGTTTCCATATTCTGTTAGTTCATTGTAGAGTTTGTCTTTTGACCACTCTCCAAGATAATTCTTAGATGTATCAAATCTATTGTCAGCGATATTGCCAGCATACCACAGAGAAGATATCGACTGAAATAAATGTTGTCGTTTTCTATGGTCAATTTTGGCAAGGTAGAGACTCCTATCAGGGTGCTGAGGATCGTCAACATAAGAGAAAGTATCAGTATTGACACCATTAGGAGTAACCCATGTATTCTTGGAAGGTACGTCAAACATAACATTGTAAACCTTCTTGATGCCTTCTGAGAGGCAGAATATATTTGGTTTAATACGCATGAACTCATTCGCCACGTTGATGTATCCATTAAACATCTCACGGCGTTCAAGGTATCCGAAGTGACTAGTAATAGCGTTGGGATATTGTATAAAAGGTACGATGGGAATAAACTCATCGTAGTGAACATGTACAAAGTCCGGCCTAAAGTTGTTGATTTCATTAATAATTTGTCGCCCATCCTTGGTATTGATTATCTGAACCTCATGGCCCAGTTCTTCAAGTGCAAGTTTAGTATCCCATATCAGGATTTCACATGCACCCCAACCTGTAGGAGGTATGGGCATAATGCCAGGGCCAATCAGTGTAATCTTCATTTCTTTATTCCAAGGTAATCGAAGTCTTCATGATAGAGATCATAGATATGTTCTCTCATCTCATCATCAAACATTATATCATAATTAGAAGGAACTGCATCCTCATTCCACCAGAACATAGCAGGTAACTTATATGGTTCTGCTAATCTATTCAGATCATCACTTCTAGGAGTCCCATGATGATCACCCTTCCTCCAGTTATCAGTACCACCCATCTTCCATAGAAGATCCTTATCGAGAGGTATCTCACCTGGCTTACATCCTAATTTTTCACTAGCTATTTTAAAACAGTTAGGAACATCTTCCAACCAGAAGATATCATCAAAAACGAATGGAGCCATATCTGTAACTTGTCTGGCAATATGAAGATTACCAGTTGAATGTTCATTCAACCAACTCCTATTCAATGCCAAAACAAAATCTTTGAAGCTCATTCTATCAACTCTGTCAATTCTTCCAATAGGAATAACCTCAGCAGTTGATCGCCTCATCTCAATACCACGAATGGTATGATTGTCTTTATTAATTTTATGTTGTTTAGCATACCGACCATTAACATCAATGGCTTTTTCAGTATAGACACTAAACACTCTATAGTATGGATTTCTAGCTAGAAGAAACCTATACTGAACAGGTTTCTCTATCTTAGCAAATACATTTGTTAGTAAGGATATTCCGCACTTGGGAGTACCCCAACAATGATCAGAAACTTTTTTCATTACCAAGTAGGCCCTTTACAATCTACACCACGTACTAGTCTTAACGGAAGTGGAGCACGCAACAAATCCGTCTCACTATAATTACGTTTAAAACAAGAATACTTAAAGGCCTCTGCAACAGGGGCCCAACAAGCATCCCAATTCACCAGATTCTTTTCACAATGTTCATAAGTTCTAAGGAATCTTCTAAATCTAGGCGGAAATATAAATCCTAAATCAGGAAAAGGCATCGCATGATTTGAAAGATATAACTTATTCGTCGGTAATTGATTCAGATCTGGATAGTCCCAGATATTTATATCTGTCCTGATAGTGATAACAAAATCATAATCTCTAATATTATCACCTATAAGTTCACTAACTTGTTGAACAGAATATAGTTGTGATAACTGATTATGAAAATTCTTTTTATGAAATCTCTCTGTATCATATCTCTTTTCAATCTCATCCCACATAGGTTGATTCCAGAACTCCTTTGGTTTGGAGGTCTTCATCTTTAGAGGTTTCCACTTATCAACAAACCTTTCAAGATCATTAGGATCTTTAGGGCATTTCTCCATCTGAAGCCAAGAAGAAAATTCCCAATCAGTTACATGTGATCTATCATAATCTTCATCCTCATCCCACCAGAGATGAGCATAAACATCAGCATCATACTTGTCGAATATAAATTTCTTATGACTCTCATAACAATATGGATTGTCAGTAAATCTAGGTTGACCGTAGTATAAACATGCTACTTTCATACCAATCTCTCCACAAAGTCACTACAAACTCCATGACAATTAGTGGCTCTCAATACATCCCAATCTCTATCTTCTTGCCACTCAGGCATTACAACAACAGTATTCTCTGAATATGATTTGCCTGGAAATGCCCAAATAAATTGTTTACTTGTTAAAGTATAATCATCCTTATTATGATAAAAGAAATTATACCCTTTAGTCTGAGTAGTGAACTCATGTAAGGTAGTAAGATCTTTGCAATGTATCCAAAGATTCTCTGCTCTACCAGACAACCACCACCAAGTTACTGAGTACTGTGGTTCATCATGACCTAACCATAGAACATCAGTGGCTTGATCATAACGTAAATCAATCTCAACATCATATCCAGACTCAATACACGAGTCTATCTGTTTTGGATTGTTCTCTGTAGATGGGCAAGGGCCGTTTAAATTGGCCCGATGAGCTATTAATTTCATTTAGAATTTCAATTGAGAGTTCGTCATAAGAATCAACTTCATAGACCCAAGCTCCACTAGAATATGCAGCTTGTCGGCCAACTTCACTGTCCTCAAAGATGAGAGTATTATCTGGTTCAACCTCAAACCTCTTCATCTCCTGAACATACATGTAAGGATCTGGTTTAGAGATCATATTTTGTGCGCTCGTTATATGATTAATACATTGAGCAACATCAAGAGCTTTTACAACCTTCTCTAAGAAACTATACCGTGCATTTGATCCTAAGGCAATGTATATGTCACGGGATCTCAACTCCTGAAACAAACTTTTAATATTTTTATTCAGAAGAACTCCTTTGTCGAAGTTTAAACAAAGGTGATAGTCCTTTAACTGCCATATTTTTTCAATCTCTTCTTCTTGTATCTGTCCACATTCTGATAATCTCTCCAATTTTTCTCTAGTAGGAATTGTCCCAAAGGCTTCATCTTCCTCACGAGAATATTCACAACCAAAGTCCCTCAATGCAGAAGCAGTTGAGGGATAATGAAGTGCTCGACTGTTTACAATCACTCCATCAACATCAAAGATACACAGTTTTATATTATTCATTTGCGAATAGTATGAGCATTCATTGGATGAGGAGCAAGATCAGATTGACTATATCTTAACAGAAATGCATTTCCTTTAAAGGCCTCAGGAGATGGTTCCCATATATTATGGAATACTCTTGGGTGATTAATATCAGTAAATGCATTTTTCATCCATCCAAGATATTTACGTCCACATACATGAATAACATCTGGGAATCTTGGATGATGGCCTGGTAGATAGAATTTATTAGGATCTAATTCAGATAGATCTTCAGGGAAATTCTCTAAGTAAGTATCAAGTCTTGCTAAGACTATTATATCATGTCTGTCACCTGTTTCTTCATAGAGTTCTGCAACTCTCTGAATAGTTTTCAACTGAGACATAATATTACTGTAATTACCTGAGTTCCAATGTCCTTCAGGATGTTTACCAGTAAACTTTTCATCTACAAAAGCTTTACAATCTGGAGGGAGTTCAAACTTCTGAGGTTTCTCATGAACTAAAACTTTAGGATTGTATAATCTCTCAAGTCTTTCAATTGCATCGGGAAGAATTACACAGTTCTTAGCACCATGCATTTCAGCCCATGTTGATACATCATATTTACCACCCTCTTCATCAAACCATGTATGTATGTACACATCGGTGTCATAACGATCAAGAATTAGCCGTTTATAATCATTAAACGGCCTCTCATCATCAAGATACCTTGGTTGACCAAAAAATAAAAGGGCGACTTTCATCAGACTTCTCCTTTATAATTCTCTAAGAAATACTTAAGATCTTCTGGAGTTCCTAATCCCCACATATCTTGTGTACCAATCTCCTTGATACGAATCTTCTTACCATCCTCTATAGCTTCATTATATACAGGACAAACATAGTATTCATTGTTAACACGAATATCTTTTTCAATCATCTGTTCTGCATACTTAACATAATCAGATCCTTTCTTCCAGTAGTAGATACCAGCAGTTGCATGTTCTGAGATAGGTCTTTTCTCAGCAACCTCAGATACATATCCATCCTCACCAAGTTTTGCAAAAGACCACTTAGGATGTGTAGCAGGGAATGTAATAATTCCACCGTCTGCATTATCATTATTAAATGCATAAAGAGTTTCATTACTATCCCATAGAATTAATTGATCGGAATTAGTAAGAATTAATGACTCATCATTATCAATAAACTCCTTTGCAAGTAATGTAGTACATGCAGCACCCTCTGTGATACCATCTACTTGAACAATATTACAATCAGGAGTTAATAGATTTAAAAGATATTCAAGTTGATACTTCTCATAATGTTCCTTCTGAACTACGTAAGTATATTTGGCCTCAACATTCAATCCTTCAACGACCACTTGGATCATTGGTTTTCCTCTCACTTCAATCAATGGTTTGGGGAAGGTATAACCTTGACTAGCAAAACGGCTACCTGCACCAGCCATAGGAACCAATACATTCATTTTCTCAGACCTCCATGCAATTTTTTTCTTGGTTTTCCCATTAAGAATGGATTTAATCTTATCAATCTTCTGTTGATTAAGATCCGCACGATCATCAACAGCTACTAGATGACACTTACTATCAATAGCACCCTGACGACCTACATGACTATCCTCTATTATAACAGTGTCTTTGGGTAAGGCACCCATAGTCATCATACACTGCCAGTACATAGAGGGAAATGGTTTATTTCTAACTACATCCTCATTAGAAACATAGTAATCAACAAACTCAGTAAGTCCCAATCGTAAGAGAATAATCTTTACGGTGTTACGAATACTATTAGACGCAACAGTAATCGAATAACCTTCATCTTTAAGTTGACGAAAGAATCCCATCAACTCATAGTCTTGACGAACCTGTTCGTTAAAGACTTTGAAGGTTTGTTTTTGTTTTTCGTTCCAAATAGTTTCGTAACTATCTACAGGAAGTCCTTTCTTCTCTGTAAGAAGTTTTAATTTGGCTGTTGTAGGAAGACCATCATAGGTACTAACATGTTCTTCTCTACTAATCGCATACTCCTCTCCCAATGCAAGGTTAAGAGCATCGAAATGAAAATCCTTACTATCAATCAAGACCCCATCAAGGTCAAAAATAACAAGTTTAGTCATCCAACATCACGGAAAAGTTTAGGGTATATAGAGTGCTTATGCACCTTAATATTATCTCTCTTAATGGCCCATCCTAACAGACATTCTGGATTTACTCTAGCCCCCTCGTTAACAATCTCCTCGAAGTTGTTGTACAAATTAAGGTAAGATGTCATTGACTTATAGTCACCCCATGCAAAAGTATCTCCTAATGCATAGTCCTCATGACTGGTAATATCTGTGATATGAAGTCCTTCTGAATCATAATCTGAAAGATCTCCCATCTCTTCAACGAACCAATTGTCGGTTCTGGTTCTTACAACAATGTCGTATTCACCGTTCTCCTTGACATATTTATCCATCAACCCAAACGCTTCTTGGAATCCATATGCCTGTGAAACAATGTTGTTTAATGGATGAGGAGCTGCAGGGTCAGGAACAATAGTGTCGTGTGAAAAATCTTTAGGATTATCCCAGACACCATCCTTAACATTCCATAATTCCTTACAGTAATAATCAATTGTTTTATCTTCATCAGTAACCCATAGATGATAGAAAAAATCTATTTCATTCTTTGAATTAGGATCGAATAAAAATTTCTTATGATTGGGATAACACTCTCTCAAAGCTCTGGGTTGACCAGAGTAAACAATGGCAATCTTAGACATGATACTTACTATTATCTTTTGCTAGATGAACAATTTTAGGTTGGAAGTCACATGAATCAGCAAAGACTTCAGGGAAGGCATATTCAGGGCCAAGTGTATGAACTTGATCCTTATGCTCTACATAGAAACAATTTATATGACTCTCATCATGCCACTTGGCAATTACTTTATTCTTCTCATCTATCTCTACACGGTTATGAAGTTCTTTCATCATACCAAGTACTTCAGGAACCTTACCACCCCACAGGCAACCCTGCCAATAGGTTGAAAAATCATATCCCTCTGGAACTTTAGCACATGATAAAGGATTGATCTCAAAGGATCCTGGCGCATTATTATGAGGAGGGAACTGAAGGAAGTGACATGGATGCCAAACCCCAATGTAAGGTTTATCAGTTAGAACATCTTCTTTCTTAACTGTATCTACTACAGCCATATCTGCATCAAGGAATAAAAGATAATCACATTCTTTAATCCGTTTGGCTGCCTTCTCAATTATTTTAAACCTATACAATGTAATGTAAGGCCAATCAAGATGTTCTTGATGATAATAATATGCATTATCAGGCATTTCGTCAAGTTGTCCATCAGTAAATACCAGATAATCTTTATCTACTCCAGGCATAAGATTCTCTTCGCATCTCTCATACCAACTAGGAAGAAAGTCAAGGTACTTTTCTGTACCAATAAACACTACGGCTACTTTCATTCTAAAACCTCCCAATGATCACAATAAAGATCCTCTATACTTAAATGTTCGTTATCAGGGCCAAACCATTTTGCAGGCGCAATAACTTCCTTACTATCAGCTAACCATGCACCCCACCATGAGTAAGTAGAGTTTGCAATAATATGGCCACTACACAATGACATTAATGCAAGATCAGTATAATGATTATTACTTTCACTTACAAGAAACTTATCATCATCTCCAAACACCTGTTGTTCTCTACACCAATCAGGATCATCACTAAAGATAACAACCTGACGACCATCAAGATTAATCTTATCTAATGCTCTACCATACCAATCTATAGAAAGATTGTGATGATTACCAGAGTTCCTTAAGAAATCTCCTCGTCTAATATGTAAAGCAACAGGAACCTTATTTAAACTCTCAACCATCTGACGAGCAGGATCAAGAATCTCAGGCCTGAATGTAAACATCTCACGTATCATATCTTTAACGTGAACAAAATACTTTTCTGTCTGAAAGAAACCACGAAGATCCACCCAATCAGGACACTCATTAAAGATACCCTCATTGAAATGGAATCCATCTTCATTAACCACTGGTCTATCAGGATCAATTGCCTGAATATTCAGTGGATTGATATTCTGTAAGGTAAATGGGTTTTGAATATCAATTCTAAGATTGTTTCCTAAAGCATCTACAGTTACATGTTGATGAATTGGAAAACAATAATTATATCCTCTATTAGCAGCTATGCCTCGTAGAGAAGCTATCTGGAACATTTGGTTTCCCAACTGTCCCAGTTGACCCAATGCATTAAAACCAATCACGAATCAAAAACTCCAACGTATAGATCATTATCCAATTCTTCAAGTGTCTTCAAATGTGTAGACTGATGATCTTGAATTTCTTCCAACTCATATATTTGTTCCTCTATCCATTCATACGTTCTCTTAATACCTTCTTTAAGTGAAACAGTATAATCCCACTTAAGAACATCACGGATCATATCATTCTGTGAGTTACGTCCACGAACTCCCTGTGGGCCATCAATATGTTTAATAGATATTTTCTTATCAGCAGCTTGAGCAGCATAAGAGATAAGTTGATTAATAGTAACCATCTCTTCAGAACCTATATTGATTACATCAGAACAATTACTTTCCATGAGTCTACGTGTAGCCTCAATACAATCATCTACAAACAAGAATGATCTAGTTTGTTCTCCATCACCCCAACATTCAATTTCACCTTCTCCAGAGTCAACAAGTGCGACCTTTCTGCACATTGCTGCAGGAGCTTTTTCTCTACCTCCATCCCAAGTTCCTTCTGGCCCATAGATGTTGTGATAACGAGCAATGCGAACATCAAAGTCATGGTTACGAGCGTAAGCATGGTAGAGACGTTCTGAGAATAATTTTTCCCATCCATAATCTGAATCAGGGTTTGCAGGGTAAGCATCCTCCTCACGAAGGCCTGGATTGTTTACATCTTCTTGAATCTCTGAAGGATATGCACAAGCAGAAGAAGAATAAAAGACTTTAGGCATTTTACGTCCTTGACTATTATTCTTAACTAAAGCATCTAAAAGATTAATATTAATCGATGCTGAGTTGTGCATGATGTCTGCATCATTTTCACCTGTGAAAATAAAACCTGCACCACCCATGTCAGCAGCAAATTGATATACCTCATCAAATCCTTCAACCATTTTATAAGGAACTTGATTAAAGAAATTACCAAGTTCTCCTTTATATTCTACTATCCTATTAACGAAACTCTTGTCTCTTAAATCTCCTAATACAAACTCATTAGCTTGATGTCTTGAGAATTCGGGATGTTTTAGATCAACACCTCTGACCCAATACCCTTCACTCCTGAGTCTCTTTACCATATGGGAACCGATAAATCCACCTGCTCCTAAAACTAATGCTGTCTTCATTTTCACCATTCGTTACCTCGGTATTTATTTACGATATGCAGGTACACCTTCTGGATCTAACCATTTAGTATACTCAGGATCTTCTAAACAAGTATCTAATTGCATTTGATTGTCTAAGAGATACATGTCCTTGTACTTGGGAGAATATTGTCCCATCTTTTGAATACGAAAATCAAGTTTTCCATTAGGTAAAGGTTTGTCCGTATGAACGAAACGATATGGCCCTTGAGAATGTATTGTAGTATATTTCATTTAAAAAAATCCTCACTGTTTATTCCTTTATCATCAATGAATAAATCTCCACCAAATTTAACACCTGTTCTTAAGGTAGTAAATTTTAATCCCCATGATCTTAACTGATCAAAGGTTCTTTCATAATGATTGATTTTTGTACCGCATCCTCGTGCAGTTTCAATAATAATCTCGTGACCTTCCTCCCATAGTTTATTAACTTTTTCTATCCTATCCTTATAGGGTGTAGCTTCAAAGTACTTCATTCCATGACCATCTGGATTAGAGAAAGTCTCACATAAAGTACCATCTAAATCAAAAACATATTTCATTAAGAGAAATCCATAGCAAGAGTATATCTTGTACTTTGTACAAGAGGATTAGAATGTGTGTAGTTTGAAGGAAATACTAATAGAGAATTTGTGGGAGCCGGAAGATGATACTCCGCATCCTCCATTAGAAATGCTGTTCCTAAACTTTCAGGATTATCCAGCATGTAAACAGATGTATATCTGTACTCTGGATAAAAATCAGTATGTGTATGCCATGATAACTTAACTTCTGAATCAATGCAATTGACCCAAGCAGAGACAAGTTCTGCATCCACATTAATCAGATCACAAAACTTTGGAAAAGGATTATAAAATTCTTTTCCAGTAAAGACCTCATTCAGATTAGTATCTGTTTGTAAGCCTGGATGTAATTCTGATACCTTTCCTAATAAAGGTTTAGATTGTTCTAATAAGTTCTCTCTTTCTTGTGAAGAAAGAACCTCATAGAATATCTTTACATCACGCCAAGACCCCTGTTTCGTGGAGGTCTTCTGTGAGGAGTTCGACGACGAGTTCATAAGTGTCGTATGGATCATCATAAAATTCTATGTCATGATCCCTATAATATCGTAGGATCTTTTTGTAAAGTTTTGGATCTTTATAGTCTAATTCTAACGTTCTATCAGCAGTCTGGGCAAGAGTGTCAAGATGTTTCTTGAACTTTTGTACTAAAGACATTTTCCTGTTTAAAGATTAAACGACGTTACGGGGCGTCATCATTAAGGATAGTATACAAGGCCAAATACTCTTCCGGCAAGTCCTTGTTGCTATTTTTTACTTTTAATGGCTTCCTCCCAATCGGAATTGAACTTTTCGATTCCTTGATCCGTGAGGGCATGATCGTACATTTCTTTGAATAGTTTTGGAGGCATAGTAACTACATCAGCACCAACCTCAAATGCTCTTTCTACATCGTAGACAGATCTGGTTGATGCAGCCAAAACTTTAGTTCTGACCAATTGTTCTCTATACAGAGTAGCGATCTCTTTCACTAAATCGATTCCGCCTAATCTCTGGTCATCCAATCTACCAATAAAAGGTGAAACATAAGCTGCACCTGCCTTAGCAGATAGAATAGCCTGAGATACACTAAAAACTAGAGTTACATTAACCCTAGTTCCTTGAAGACTCAGTTGTCTACAGGCCTTTAAACCTTCCATTGTACATGGAACTTTAATGGTTACGGAAGAACCTAATGGGACAAGAGTTTCAGCCATAGATAACATTTCTTCAGCAGTTTCTCCAACTACCTCAGCACTAATGTCTGGTACTCCAGCCTCAACTAATTCTTTTATCCGTGGATTTAATTCTGCGCCTGACTTCAGAATTAAACTGGGGTTCGTTGTGACCCCATCTATCAAGCCGGTTTCCATGTGACTTTTAACCACATCAATTTCGGCAGTGTCTAGAAAGATTTGCATTGAGTAAAATTGACTCGTTTTATTTAGCAAGCTCCCTCAATGGGTGCATCCTAATGAATTGTTCATTCATATTATAGTATAACTTATAGTTTTCTGTCGATACCCAATAGCCTTGTATGTCATTACCATCACAATGATATCCATAACCTGTAAGAGGTTCATTGACACCATCAATCTTAAATGTTTTGGTGTGTCCAGTTTCTAAGTAACTGTGAAATTTTTCATCCAGATTGATCATCGTTCCTCGAAGGTAAGTTTTGTAATTTTTCGACGGCGCCGGGCCTCTTGGTATTTTAGGTCATCAGATGTTAGGAAACCCTCATTTTTAATACTTTCTTTAGTTTTACTTAACACTACTTTACTTAAATCCTGTGCTGAGATCTTATCACCCTCCACTGTCATCATATTTGGGCATCCACAACACTGAACTTTTGAGGTACTTGTAATTTCAGTACCACAAACCTTACACCTTGCGACTAACATTTCTCTGACCTAAATTTCTAAAATCCATATTTAAAGTCTGTCTAAGGCCTTTTACTTGTGGGTAAGTACCGTGACAAACATCCGATGAAAATATCAATAGATCTCCTTTCTGAGGAGAGAATTGATATACGTTATTATTAAGAACGGCATAAAAATCACCGTGAGGACTTTGTACCCCCTCGGTGTCTAGAAATAATACCGTACAGATATACTTAGGAAACTTATGATGTCTATGAACGAGATGAAAATTACCCTCATCACCATAAACACTCCAAGCATTTAATAGTTGTAATTCACGACCTAAGATATGTTCATAATGATCAATTATATCACCCAACTCTTCTTGTCTAGGCATCAAATGAAAATCATCACCACCAATAGTACTAGAGTACCATTCTGGACTAGGAGAATCTTTCGCTATACCGTCAATTATATTTTTTATTTCATCAGCGTCAGCATCAGAAATATATCTCTCCGATAAATACATGAGAATATTATTGAATTTCAATTATGGCCCGAAGAAAAAAGACTGCTGACGATGCTGCAGTTATAATCTCTGAGGATACTACTGACGTATATATGTCCAAATACGATAAGATTTCCGAAGAGAGATTTGCAGAACTAGAGAATCGCATTGCAGCTCTAGAAGCAATAGCAGCTCCAGGCGCAGAAGAGGCAATATCAGCAAGACTAGACAAACTAGAAAAGTTCAAGAAGTTTGCACTCCAAATCAAACACTGGTTCCCAGCTAAATGGTTAAATGATATTGGAGAGTCTTAATCAAAAGCAAAAGAGTTAACAGTAGAGACCTCTAGTCTAGACTTATACTCATATGAGTACTCAACTCTGTTACCTTCAACTCCCCATCCTAACCAGCGATGGGCAATATCGTTGTACTCTTCTATAGTACAATCAGGCATTTGGAACTCTGGAAGTACATCCTGAAACTCTGGTTCGTTAATCATATAATCCAATTGACAAGTCAGAGTACTTGGATCACAATTATTATTTTTAGCAAACTGGCCTAACCCATTATAACGACTCTTATAAGTCCACTGGACGATTCCATACCCACCCCGACGGCAATCATTAAAGCTAACTCTAGCACCTCCTTCGCAGATGTCGGGATGGAAGTTGCTTTCCTGTTTAATTGAACCCAGAATCGTTGCCAGGGCATTTCTATTGTTAATTTTTGTTACGTTCTGTATATAGGCAAGTACTGACTTTTCATTCTCTGTGCCATAAGGAAGTTCCCATGCTGGATTAGCTATGTTTACTGCTACTCCAGACAACGAGGCAAGAAGACTAAACATGATTAAAGTAATCCTTTCGGTAATAACGTCCTAGAATGTTGGAATTGTAGTATGCTGGCGTGCCGTCGGCAAGAGCCTCAGATAAAACATTATTTAAAAACAACTGTCTAGTCTCTTCAAAGTTTACTCTGCCTGCGGTGGGTTGGAGACTGAGGATCTCACGCTTGAAAATGTTTCGTCCATACTTTGTAACGTCGTCTTTAAGTTCTGGAGAACTTCCGTAGTAGCGTTTCCAGTCACTCTCAGACGTAACACGGCGTTTCCCACCTCTAGGCTTTCTACGCTGGGTAAAGTACTTGCGTCCAATGTATCTTTTCCCTGTCTGGAGATTTGTAATACAGTAGACGTAACCGAAGAAGTCGCCAATATCGTCAGAAGAAAAAGTTGAACCTTTGTATAGCCAGGGGTTTTCATAATCTCCCTCACCAGTTGATTCCATTTCATAATTTTTATTTCGCTATCTTATTTAGTGTACGCCAAGTCTCCTTATAATCCTGAACATTATAAGCCGTTCCCATCATATTATCTACTATTGCCATCGCTAAAGGCCAGTCATTCTGTCCTTCCTCCATCATGTCACCAAAGAAATGTAAGTCATCAGTCTTATCAAAGTCTCTTAGGATCTGACCTTTGTTCCTTCCCTTTGCTGCTAGATCAATACCAGTCTGACCACCCAACTGTACTTCTAAATCTGGAAAATGATTCTTAAGTCTGTCTGCTATATCAACTCTTTCTAATCTTTCTTTATCCCATTTAACATACTCTTCTCTACCATGTAGAGTATCTTTACCTCTACCTAAGATACTAAAGTTCACACCACCAGGCCTTAGCTCAATATGTACTCCATTACGAATAGGAAAACAGCTATAAGCTAATTCATCTTCTAAGAATCTCTCCACCTCTTTCGGTAATACCCAATCATCCCTATAAACATTCTTATCTTTCTCATATACATCACTACCAGAACAATTATATACACGTTTAGCAGTGTAACATATATCCAATCCTAATTGTTCTAATGTCTTCTGTCTATCACTACCAGTGACAAGATAAACATCATGGGTACGACAAAATATTAGGAACGGAGCCCAAAATTCGTGTTCAATTTTTTTGCGACTAGGGGTTAGTGTCCCATCAACGTCAAATATATATTTTCTCAATTATGTTCCCAGTCCTTTACCTTTTCTGTAATTATCCTCACTACCATACCTTGCTACTACATTAGCATAGTCTTGTGGATTTTTGTATCCTGCTTTCTTTCCTCTATCAGCAAAGGCTTTATTGTCATCATCCTGTCTCTTCTTACGTGCTGCTGCAACCGCCGCTTGCGATTCCGCAGAAGGAGGTTTCTCTGACTTACCATCATAGATTTGACCTTTATACTTATCCTTAACAGTATCTAAAGCACTCTTCTTAGGTTTAATACCCTTTGCTTTCATTGTAGCATAGGACATGAACTTCCCATCTACTTCTTCACCATTAGCTGCTTCACTGAATTGTTTAAATGTTTTCATGGGGATGTCTGTTAAACGCATAAGAAGTCGTTATATATTATTTATATTATCGTTCCATTCCTTGAATGAAGATTGACAATCAGGTGGTTCAGGTTCTTTGATACCATTAATCTTCTTCCACTTATTATATAATGCACCCATATGCCAAGACTGTGCAAGACTCTTAGGGCCATTCTCTAGTAACTCAAGTTCCCTTTTACTATTTGTATAAGGGATGAGTTCTTCTCTCCAATTGGAATCATCATAAGTCATTTTTCAGCCGCATAAAGAGCAAATGTTGATGTAGTAATTACCGTCATCATATTTGCTATATGTTGTTTCGTATCAGAGTCACATTGTTTGAGAGTAAAACACCCAATTATTGTTGATCCTACTATTCCTAACTGGAATAATATCACAATCCGTATAAGACCTATGACTTTATCCTTAGAGTTTGAATCCTGAGAAGGTGTCCTTCTTAACGTCTTGTTTAATTCCTCCGACGACATAACTTTCTACCTCCGTTTCTTGGGGTGCAACCTGAAGGCCTTTAGAACTAATCCAAAATTGAGTCCAAGGCAGAGGATTGTTTCTAGCAGGTACATCGTATATAGGTTTAAGTCCTATTGATTTCATTCTCTTATTGGCAATCCACTCAACATATTGGCCCAATAACTTGTCATTCAATCCTATCATACTACCATCCTTAAACAAATACTCTGCCCATTCTTTCTCTTCATCTACACACTTCCTAAACATCTCATATACATTCTCTTCCTCTTCCTTCATTATTTCAATCATCTCAGGATCATCACCCTCTCTCCAGTTCTTAAGAATTGTTTGGGTAAGTACGAGGTGTTGATTCTCGTCTCTTGCGATGAGGGATACAATCTTAGCAGATCCTTCCATAAGTTTGAGTTCCCCAAATGCAAAAGTGCAAGCGAAACTAACGTAAAAACGTATACCTTCGAGAATGTTGACATTAGCTACTGCCCTGTATAAGTGTCTTTTTAAATCTTTTCTTGTCCATTCTGAATTAGGATGACCATACATGTCAGGTTTCCAACTATTACTCTGACCATAATCCTGTGCATAGTTTATAAAGTCATCATAAGCCTTAGTAACCGACTCAGCACGAGAAAGAATCTTTTCATCATTTAATATCTTATCGAAAACATCAGATGGATCTGGATAAACATTTTTAATAATATGAGTATAAGATCTGGAATGAATCATTTCCATGAAACCCCATACTTCCATACATGCTTCCAACTCAGGTAGAGAACAATATGGTAAGAATGCCATACTAGGCCCACGACCCTGTACAGAATCTAATAATATCTGATACTTTAGATTAGAGGTGAAGATATGTTTCTGTGCATCATTTAGATGGCCATAATCAGCACGATCTTTCTGGAGTGATACCTCTTCAGGTCTCCAGAAATATCCTAATTGCTGTTGAGTCAATCTATCAAATGATGGGTACTTATATGAATCATATCTCTGTACACCTAATGGTTTACCAAAAAACATTGGTTGCTTTTTAGTATCAACTTCTTCGGTATTAAATACCGTCATTCCCTTTATATCAGATTGCACAGGACTCACAGGTTTCTTCCTCAGTAGTTAGAATTTTGTTTATTAGGTTGTCTACAGGTATATCATCCTTCCAACCAATAGGATGTGCAGGTTCATCAACGTCCTTCTTAGCATCATATGTATTCTGATAATAAGAAGTCTTCCAACCGTACTTGTATGTAGTAAGAAGATCCTTAGCCATTTCTGATACAGGAACTTCATTGTCAGGATAGTTCTCTGGATTGTATGACCAGTTACCACTGATCGCTTGGTCAAAGAACTTCTGCATTACTGATACTATTTTAATATATCCATCGTTACTTGGCATGTCCCATAACAAAGTGTAATTATTTTTCAACGTATTATACTGTGGTACAATCTGTTTAAGAGGCCCCTTCTTTGATTTTTTAACGGACAAGTAATCTCTTGGTGGTTCGATTCCATTAGTGGCATTTGACACAACCGAACTACTCTCCGATGGCATTTGTGCCGACAACGTTGAGTGTCGTAACCCGTGAGCGAGTATGTCCTCCCGTAAACTTCCCCAATCAAGTGATAGGTCATTAGGTACGATTTCATCCACATCCTTCTTATAAGTATCTATTGGAAGAATGCCTTCTGCATACTTAGTTCTACCAAAATCAGTACACCATCCTTTTTCTTGTGCAATCTTATTAGATGATTTAAGGAGATAGTATTGGAATGATTCACTCAACTTATGAACCGCATCAAATGCCTCTTGTGAATCATAATTATAACCTAACTTAGCAAGATAATGTGCAAGACCAATGAACCCTACTCCAAGGGATCTACGCGCCTTTGTGGCCCTTTCTGCAGCAGCAACAGGGTACTGTTGATAGTCAATTAATTCTTCAAGTCCACGTACAGCAAGATCACATAGTTCCTCAAGATCTTCTAAGTTTTTAATCTTACCTACATTAACTGCACTAAGAATACATAAAGCAATTTCACTAACCTCATCATCAATATGTTGGAGAGGATATGTTGGTAGAGTAATCTCTTGACATAGGTTACTCATATACACATGATCTTTAAAAGAAGAATGTGAATTACAATGATCTATGTTCATAAGATAAACACGACCAGTCTCAGCTCTTTCTTTTAAAAGATCAAGTATGAGTTCTTGAGCGTTAACGCTACGTTTTGGGATGAAAGTATTCTGCTCAAACTGTTCGTAGAGTTCATCAAAACGTTCAGTACCAAAGCTATCATAGAGCCCTGGCACATCATGAGGAGAAAATAACGTGATCTCCTCGTTATTAATAAACCTTTCATAAAATAATTTACTTAACTGGATACTATAATCTAATTTTCTAACTCTGTTGTCTTCTGTTCCTTTGTTATTTTTGAGGACGATGATGTCTTCGATTTCTTGGTGCCAAATGGGAAAATGGACTGTCGCTGATCCACCTCTGATGCCGTTTTGAGTGCAACATCTGACAGTGCTTTCAAACTTTTTGAGAAAAGGGACGACACCTGTGTGTTGTACTTCTCCGTCCCTGATTTTACTGTTGATGCCCCTGATCCTACCAGCGTTAATACCAATGCCTGCCCTTTGAGCGACATAGCGGCCAATAGCCATATCGCTGCTAAAGATACTATCGAGGGTGTCATCAGCATCAACCAAAACGCAACTTGCAAATTGACGAATGGGGGTTCTGACTCCCGCCATAATGGGGGTGGGGATGTTGATTTTGTGTCTGCTGATTGCGTCATAGTACTTTCTAACATAGTCTAATCTAGTTTCTTTAGGATACTCCGAAAACATTGTTAAGGCAATTAACATGTACATGAACTGTGGTGTCTCATACACCTTCCCAGTACTTCTGTCCTGTACAAGATACTTATCACAAACCTGTCTTAGGCCCGCATACGTAAATAGGAAATCTCTATCATGATCAATCCATGTATCTACCTTTTGTATTTCTTCTAAGGAGTACTTGTTATATATTTCTCTATCATACACTCTAGCATTAACACAATTGTTAATATGATCAACTAGTGATGGTACTTCTCTCATCCTTCCATATAAACTTTTCCTTACGGCAAAAAGAAGAAGTCTAGAAGCAACGAACTGATAATTAGGATGATCAAGATCAATAAGATCTGAAGCAGATTTTATAAGTATCTCTTGGATCTCTCCTGTGGTAATTCCATCATAGAATTGAATACCCGATTGAATTTCTACCTGACTTGCAGATACACCTGCAACACCATCACAGGCCTCTTCAACCATCTTATGCATTTTTTCGAGATCAAGAGGTTCAATACCCCTCCCATTTCTCTTCTTGACGTTAATAGCGTCGTTTGTCATACTCTCTTCCATGCGGTTAACTTAAGTTTTGCTTCAAGTCCTTCATATGTATTTGATTTTACAATACTTTTCACATTATGTCCAGCAAGAACCATATCATTTAGATCTTTTTCCTTTACTGCATTTGGCCAGATGATAACCTTTTCACCTCTGTCGATGGACTTGGTGATTCGTTCGACGATTTGTCTGTTACGAGGTTCGTTATCATAAACCCAAATATAATTGCTCCAGCCAAACGTCCGACAATCAATATCAGACCCAGCCATCGCAACGGAATTATCCAAGAAGAGGGAATCAAACGGGCCCTCCACGATATAGATTGGTCTTTTTGAATTGACTTCATCGAGACCGTAGATTTTTGGTTTAGTGTCATCAAGTAGTATTGTAATATACCTTAACTGCGATGCAGTTAAAGATCTACCTTGGAATCCAAATAGAACTCCTTTCTCATCCCTCAGTGGAATGATAATACGTGGTTCATCTTTACCAATACTATCAAAAGTTCTTTTATATTTGTTAGTCCACTCCTTAAAATTAGGACAAAAATAGAACTTTGATAAGTCAGGAATACCTCTATCAACAAGGTATTCTTTAGCAAAGTGTTCACTATTTAGATCGGATACCTTGCTCAATCCTGAGCATATATCTTTAGATTTAAACTTAGGTTGAGGAAATGTAAAGACGGGATTGGGAGTGTTACTACCCTTACCTGTTAGTCCTTCCTTATACCTCTCCATGACATATTGATCATGAAGGTTATTGTCTTGATCCTTCAAAAAATTGGCTAAAGATCTCCCAACACCACAGTTGTGGCATTTATAGATTATATCATTCTTTTTTTGAAAAAGATATCCCCTACATTTATTTTTATACTTTTGACTATCCCCACAGTAAGGGCATCTAAAGTTATATAACCCCTTTTTCTTCTCAGCAAACTTATTAAGTCTAACAGATACTAGGTTGATGTACTTTGTGTCTATGTAATTCAATGGGGCCAGCAACCGTTGGGCCCACTATACCAGATCTTGGCGATTCTTGCAACTTTTTTAAGACTCCTTGTCCTGGCACACTAACGAGGAAAGATAGAATACTAAGAGCACCAAAAATAGTCCACATCTTCTTTTCAATGACTCGAAGACGCTCATCGACTTTTCTGATGTCACGTTCACATCCCTCCTTAATTTGTTGTGCTTGACGATTTACTTCTCTATGAACCGATTCAACTTTCTCAAATAGTACTGCATCTATCCTATCCTGTTTATCTAATTTTTCGTCGTGGACAGCAAGCATCTGTCCCATCTTAATTGAATTTTCACTTAAGGTTTCTATTACACGTTCTAACCTTTCCAACAATGCAGTATTAACCGTTTCAGCCATTATCCAATACCTTATCTCCCACACCAACACCATTCTTCTCAAACCATCCTCTGTTTACTTCCAGTGCATAGAGCACAGTACTATCAGAAGAAACTGGGACTGTTGATAATGGTATAAGTTCTTTAATACTTTCTATAATTCCTTCCTTATTAATAAATGCAATATCTAAAGGAATTGTAGTATCTTTCATGTGAAAATATTTTTGGCCTTCTTCTTGGAAAGCGAAGAGCATTCCACTATTCTCTTCTAATTCATCCCTGAACATCAAACCCATATTAAAATCAGTCTGTGTCTGTGGGACTTCAATATTCAGAATTGATTTAGTTGGTTGTAAAGGTTCTGGTTTAATAACGTCAACAGACTCGAACTCTGTTGGTCTGTAACCATCTCTCCAATCAGAACTATTATAACTCTCCTTTATTTCTTTCTTCTTTTTTCTTAAAGATCTAGACCATCTACCAATAACCTTCCTCCTCAACATCTTACCTTTCATTTTGGGATCAAACCCAGCAAGAGGGCCTGCATCATCTGCAGCGGCTGTAGCACCATCAGCACCCACAACCATTCCTTCTTCTCCCATTACTTTCTTTTTCTTACCACGGTCTTTAGGATTTTTCCATCCACCTACCCTATGTGCAGTAGCATTGTCACCTCTCTGCTTTGCATCTAATGTAGAACCTCTTGGATATAAAGCTGCTTGCATTGCTTTATATTCGTCAGTCCTTTCAGGATCTTCTCTGAAATATTTTATAACTTTGTCGAGGCGATAGTCCATCACACTTCCGTCGTTAAAGATTTGTACACATCCAAATCAACAATAATATCATGTAATGAAGTCTTAGGAACTTCAGGTAATCTCCCAAGATAAATCACAAAGGCTTTCATTGCACTCCATAGATCTTTATCTATTTTGTAAAAGAGTAAAGGAGTAGCTCCATCACCGAATACATTATAAACACTAATAATGTGATTTAATAATAAGTGAGTCTTAAGGACTCCAGTTTTTTTATATCTGCGAAGCAAACGTTTGATGTATTTAAAACGCTTTATATCATCATAAAAATCCTCTTGCGTAATTGCTTGAGGATTCTCATAATTCTTTACAGCGAACATCATATAGTTGGCTTCGTTCAACTCATGAAATTGCATAAGTCACGAACAATGTGACTTTATTTATCAAGCAGGCATTACCTGTGCTACGGCCTGAGTTTGAGTTGAAATACCAGACATTGCTACGAATGTTTCTGTCTTAACTCTCAAGTTACCGTGTGTATCCATATAAGTTGTAACACCAACCCATCCAGCGTGAGGAGGTTTGAACTGAGAGGAAGTTGTATTCCTAGCAGCTTGCATGGTTTCATCTACACCATACACTTTAGCCGTGAATGATCTCTGATTATTTGCTGATGTTGGTGCGAAACTAGGATCGTCTGTTAAGAACTTAGGTCTTTCACCAACAATAAATGCATCCGCAGATCCATTAAATGTACCTACAATCTCATCCATTGCACCAAGGTCATTAGAGACCAGTTGCATTTCTTCGGTGCTACCAATACTAGCAATGACTGCAAATCCGCTAGTACCACCTGAACCTGTATTTGCACCTGATCCTTTACCTACAGTCAAAACTTGACCAACAGCATAGTTCGTGAAGGTTGTTCCTGTACCCAGTACCTCCCCGTTGAAACCACTAGCAGTGACAATACCGGCACTGGCAGTCGTTACATTATCGTTATTACCCCAAAGAGCCATGGTTTGTCCCTTTAATAATTATTTTCCTATAATTTATTTATAAGAAAAAGGGGCCTATTTGAAGCCCCTATGATTCTAATAATGCCTTTGCTAAGGCGTTCACTAGTTCATCATCCACTTTATTACCAGTCTTAGCTGCTGCTTTCTTCAACAACTTAATTAGAAAATCCTTAATTACAGAGTCAAGATCATCAGGTATCTTATCAACTGCCTTGTTGATGATACTGATTGCAAGAGGCATAAAAAAATTAATCATTTTAAGTAGAAAACTCTACTCTATATAGCGGTTATGCGTTCTTTTTAGCTACTTTCGTTGCAGTTGCATACATTACACTCTTCCAATCACTACCATAACGATCCTTAAAACCCCTTTTATCTTTCTTCATACCCTTTACAACTCTCTCCTTTTCATCCTCTTCAGGCTCAGTAAGTGTCTTCTCCACTTTCAAACCAGAAGAGCCAGGCGTTTTCATACCTTTCTTCTTTAAAAGTTTAGCAAACTGAGCATCATTTAGACCAGCAGCTTCTAAGAATTGTTTAAGAGTCTGTTTCATCCTACTTCACTTTTTGTATTTTTCTTAACAAACATTGCTTCATAAGGAACTGCTTTCCTATTCTGGATCTTCCTATTTTCAATAGCTTTATTATGAGACTTAATACCCCATTCCCTAACTAAACCCATAACAGTTTCTTCACCCTTAAGTGACTTATTATTTTTTAACTTAGTCTGACTCAGAGGTAAAACACCTTGTCTAATACCAGTTACCATCTTTACATCAGTCTTGATCTTAGGTAACTTTACCTCTTCTTTAACGCCTTTACTTGATCCCCAGTTATCTTCATGATCCTGATCTTTTGGAATCCAACTAGGACGCTCATAAGCTTGACGCTGCTTCATCCTTTTCTGACGAGCTGCTTCCCATCTATCAACTTGTGCTGATAAACTATCTGCTTCTTGTACTACTTCTCCTTCTAACTCATTAGAGTTCTCAAGGTCTTTCTTTTTCTTTACAAGGGCATCTTCCTTTTGCTTTAGTAATGCTTCCCTCTTGGCCTTATCCATCTCAACAGATGTAGAAACACCAACTTCTTCAGCACGAGTTGCCTGTTCGGTCTCAGGATTGGTTTTCTTCTTCTGTTCTGCTTTCTTTACTTCATTCTCTTTTGTTTTTGCTTGATTATGATAATCACGCATTGCAGGTAATGGTGAATCCTGTGGATCTCCACCCTTACTAATTCTCTTCTTCTCTAAACGTGCAAGAATGTCAGCAATGTCTTCACTCATGCCTGCATTTCTCAATGCATTAGTTTTCTTTCTTGCAGCAGAACCAATAGGGCCCTTTCCACTCTTAAGATTATCATGAACCTTCTTAGCAGTCTGAATTCCTTTAGCTGCAAGTCCAGTTGCAAGTGCTCCTCCAAGAAGAGCTGCACCTACACCTTCAGTTTTAGTTTCTTCATGAGGAATGGTATTACCATCTTTGTCCTTTTCATGATGTTCCTTTACTGCATGATGATTACCACCACACTCTATACAAGGAACTTTACCACAATCACAATCACAATCCTCTTGTTTTGCCTCCAATTGAGGCATTATCTCAACTTTATTTTTTACATTTTTTTCTTGAATCTTTTTTTTTAGATCCTCGTCATCAGTAATTTCAATTAAGTCACCTCTCCAATCAGAGAAACCTTCCTTCTTTACTTTTTTCTTTTTCTTAAAAGAACCATCAACTTCACCATCTTCATAACTTATACCATCACCATCATCGTCATGCCACTTTTTTACTTCTTCTTTTTTTGCCTCTGTAGTGACACTTCTTTTCTTCTTAACTTTAGCTGCTAAACCTTCACCCTTACTTAACTCTCCACCTTGATGGCCAGTTGGTGAACCACCACCTGCATCCTGAGCTTTCTTTTCACCCTTATCTTCTGGGGCATCTCCTTCATCAGTCATTTCAACTGAAGCTATCTTGGGATCATTCCTCATCTGAGCAATCATTTCCCTAGTTGCATAACGAATATAAGATGAGTTACTATCTTTCTGTTTTACACGTACCTTATACTTTGTACCTGTCTTAGTCTCTTTAGTAGTAACCTCTTTAAGTTCTTCTCCTTCCAACTCATTAGAGTTAGCAAGGTTTACATGTGGTGCTAACTTGTATAAAGGTTCACCAGTTATCTTATTTGTTGCACCTGATTTGAATCCTTGATATGCTGGTGTGTTTCCTTTTATATCAGCATTAGTAATAGTATATTCATCTAACTTATAAAGGTTGTCAAGTGCTTCAATATCCTCCTTACTTACACTATTATAACCCTTTACAACATGTCCAACAGTCTTTCCTACTAAATTAGCACCAGTCTTAACAACGTTTTTAACCTTCTTTTCAGCCGCCTTACCATAATTACCTAGTGCAGTATCAACCTTCTTTACAATATTCTCTTCTAAATCACCAAAGAACTCATCCCACTGAACAGTTTCTTTAAACCCTTGGAAAGCATTAGCAACTTGTGCTTTCTTACGAGTCTCTACAGAGAATAAAAGTTGATTGGCCTCTACGTATTTTGCAAACTGTTTAACAGACATCTGAAATTTCTCAGCCTGTTCCGTGAAAGCATTTTCCTTACGAACAGTAACAGTTTCGTAAGTAGCTGCAACCATCTCATTAGGACGACGATCTCCACCAAGAGGAATAGTCTTCTCTCCTTTAGGATTACCCTTTACCCATCTACGTCTCGATTTTTCAGGCTCGGGCACACTGTTGAATTCCTGGCCACCATCGGTTAGTTGATTTCCTTGAGCATCAGCTCTTTCTGAAATCTCCTTATAAGCATCAACAAAACTTTGATGCTCGTCACGTATCTGTTTAGAGTCCTTCATTACCTTTTGCACTTCTATACTGTTGCCTAAGTTTATTTATAATTGGATATTGTTCTTTGAAGTTTGTAATCTTCTTTAACCCGCCTGGAATTGCAGCCATTGTATTTTTTCTATACCCACCTGTTCCTACAAGAGTATTAGGATGTGTCTTATCTCTCATCCTACGTTCCATATGTTTCTCTGTATACTCTTTCAAATCTTTTATCCAAGACTTAAACATAATATTATCTTCTGTTACTGCAATGATATGATTAGTACCTCTTCTGGTTATCTTACCAATAAGGCCATGATTAAGATTCTCTACCATATCACCTATGTTAAAGATAATCTTTTTAAAATAATTCTCACGCAACCCTATTGGATCTAACTTAGGAGCAATCTGCCATAGACCTTCTTTAACATTTGATTTTCCTTTTGGTTTTAATCCCTTCAATTGTTTTTGAACAGTATCAAAGAGTTGTCTTGCAAGTTTTTCATCCTTACGAAATGACTTTGGTAGATATTCTTCAAATCCTTCATGTTCTATTTCACCTGCTTTCTTATGACCTTTTGGATAGTAAGTAGTATGGAATCTATCTTCTTCCGCAGCTTTCCTTAATTTGGAAGCAGATGCTCCTTCTACTGCACCCTTCTTACCTTCATCCCTTTGACCAGCATTAATTGCTCCTATACCAGCGAAATCATATTGGCCTTTACCATTATAATTTTGAGATAACGTATCAAACTCTTGTATTCTCTTATCACCGGCTACTATCTTAACACTACTATACCCATCGTCATATGCTTTCTGTAATACATTAAAGATTGATCTCATCTTAGGATCATTTATAATATTTGGTGCATGATCTGGGAACATCTTAGTAAGATAATCATGCTTGGTATTAGCATCTAATGGATCAGTCCTTTTACCTTCAGAACGTGAAGGATAAATTCTTAAGTCTCCATCACCTGCTGCTTCTCTTGCAGCATCAAAAACCTTTTGGTGCCCTGCATGAGGAGGATTAAATCTTCCAAATGCTATTGTTATAGTTCCTTTGTCTTCTTTTGGTGTTCCATCCTTCTTAGTAGGAACAGGCATTCTTCTCGGAGATCCATCAGAGAACGTTCCGAACTTACCTTCTCCTTGTACAGGCTTCCGTATTTGTAATTCTTTTCCTTTCTCATCTTTTTCAGTTGCAGGTTCCTCTGGTTTCTTCTTTGCTTTTCCTTGAAAAATTTGAAGTCTGCCATTAACAGTCTTACCCCGAAGATTACCTTCGGAGTCATACCAATCACCATGACCACTATCAGACCATCCCCTAGCTTGAGCCTCTTTGGCTGCCAAGGTTTTATTGGCCTCTAAAATAGTTTGTACTCTACGGAAGAAACTCACGATCAGCCCTTTTCCCAACTCTTAGCACTACTGAAGTTACGACGGCTAAATTCTAATCTGGATACTAGTTTTACAGCACGACCACTGGCAGAAATAGCTACGAACCCTTCAGGTGCAACAGTTTCAAATCCACTTTCTGTCTGTACAAAAGTTCCTATAGTTTTAACTATCTCCAACTTCTTTATGATTAATTGCTTGGCTTCAATAATATTCTTATATGCAGCCATAGCAAAATACAAAGGTCGGTCATTAGTTTTTAAAAACTTTAATCCGTCACTTTGTATCTTTATATATTTATCTATAGCCGATTTCATCTTTAAAGATAAGATCTGTTGATCTAATTTAGCTTTATAAAATTGAACAAACCCATTTTTAGTATTCTCAGTATTCATTATTTGTTTATTTGGATCTCTATAAAACGTATTCATATATTCTTTCCATATATCTTTCAAAGCAAATCTACCCTGACCAACACCTGATACTTCACCTAAAAAAGTAGCGGCTTTAGTTAAAGAACCTTCTAACATACGAAGTTTCGATACATAATTCTGTTTTTCAGTTAAAGAAAATTTGGCTTGATCACTATTATCTTCAAAGATAGCAGAGAATACAACACATTCATTTGCAACATTCTGAAGTGGCCTTGCATCAAAACCAAGAACCGCTGACATTGTAGGTATAGTATCACCAGTATAATAAGTATGAAATGCAATTCCCATTTTAGAATTAGCAACTGAATTACCTAATGGACTATCTTTAGGTATAACATATGTAATAGAGTTGGGGTTAGGATTAAAAGTCCAACAAGACTCACCATCAACAAAATTAGTTTTCAGTATAGTACTATCATAAAGATAATCACCTTGTACAACACCACTTATACCTAACTTTGGAAGGATATGTAAACAGTTTTTAAGTATTCTATTAAGATCAGAACTGCCTGGATAATGAAAATCAATAGACATATCACTAGTACAAACCTTTGGATTCTTTTTATTGAAAACAGATTTAGTACCAACAAAAAATCTACCGTCTAAAGGATTGACACCACAAACAATAGCAGGAGCACCATCCCATTTAGTAGTTACTGTAGCAGTAGATGTACCACTAACAGTCATCATCTCACCAAGAGATTTTAAGAATTCCAAGGCATTTTTACCACCACCTTTACCATCAATAATGATGTCATCTTCAACATGTTCTAAATGAGTATTCTTAGACATTATTGCAACTTCCAGTGTATAGAAGATGTAGCAGATTGAGAACTAGCGTAAAGATATAAATCAATACACGCTTCATCAGCAGCTGCTTTATTATTAGCCGCTAAATTTTGTAATCCTACAAGAAGAGAAAGACCAATATACTTAGAATATCTCCACTTAACAGGCTCTTCATGGATGTCGGCAATATCAGCTCTAGTACCTGTTATCATACTTTCTATAAATTCTCTATTCTGAGCTTCAGTCTTACCCGCCACAAGAGATGACATCTTTTGTTTTGGTAGTTGTAATATTAAATTAAATATCTCAGTTGCTATAGCAGCTGGTTCTTGTACACATCTACGCCATATTAATTCTGGATTATAATTAAATGCAACTCCATGTTTATTAAGTATAGTCCACACTAGACCTCCTCCGATCTTTCCTTGTGCCGCAGCTGCACCAGCTAACTCACCTTGGAATGCTTGTTTTGATCCACTAAAGTTTCTAAACTGCATCTGATATCCCTTACCCAGTTCCAAATAGGTATCTATAGATTTAAGGCCTGGAGCTGGATTAGTTGATTGGCCCTGAAATTCAATACCTCTTGATCTCTCATTAATAGGATCTTTATTAATAATAGTTAAACTAGCCGTACCCATTATTTGTTTTAAAGAAACACCAATTAATTTTTTATCATCAAATGCTAATTCAATCTCTCTATTTAAGTTACGTGAAAATCCAGCTTGAGCAGCTTCTGGAATTCTATTAGTATTATAATCATTTCTGAGTAACCATATATCAGCAGGGTTCCATTTATCCTCCGATGCAGGTACAGGTTCAAATGCTCCAACGCCAGGAGTTCTTTTAACTTGTAGATAAGCCGCATTTATCAATGCGTCTACACCACGACCCCTAGTAAACATATAGGAATTTTTAGGAGGATTATTTAATGCATTATATAATTTATTTGCACCTCTTACACATGATATTTGCCACTTAAGATTAATACCAAGAAGTTTATCAAGATCACTTTCACTCAGTTGACATGACGCCATTGCTGCTGAAAAATCATTTAATGTTATTAAGGCATTACCATTTGCATTATCCTCAGTCCAAGTTGCACTTGGTTCAGGTATATCACCATCAAATACATTAAATCTTAATGCACAATATAAGGCCTGAGCAGATTCGGTAACACTTGCACCACCAGATCCACCACGAGATCCACCACTAGAAGCTGGTTTTACTAGTACTCTTACTACTAATTTCTGTAACTCTTTAGAAGCAGATGGGCCACCAACTTGAACATCAAATTGTTCACCAGAAGTATGTGGATAGACATAATGACTAACGCCAGTTTGGCCACCATTATTTGACGGTATATATTTGTAACTCGAAATTTTCTTAATTAGATCAGATGCTGCAGATTTACGGTTATCTTGTTCAGCTCTAACAACCAATATAGCTTGTACCTTTTTACCTATATCAGCTTCAGTAGATCGTATTTCCCAATCTTCATGGAACCCCATGTCAAACTTGGTGACAGCAGCTAATATTTTCTTTACCGTACTAAGTACATTATAGTTGGTGATACTCAGTTGTTTTTTCCTAGCCATTATATTAGCTAATATTATAGGGCTATTTAACAGGTTAACCACATATCAGGATGTGGCATACTCTGATGGTACAGATTATATTCTGGCTTAAGACAGAGTTTAATATCTCCAGCGATTACATATCTATCTCCAGTATTTTCTCTCTTTAAAGTGGAGTGTTGTAAAGTACTTGGGAATAAAACAACTGTTCCTTCATGGGGAGTAATTGTATAAGTGTGACAATTATATCTGTTAAACTTTCTCATCACATTAAATCTATCACTTGGTTGAAATAAAGCACCCGATACTTCATTTGTGTTACTCAATTGATGAACACAAAATTTATCTGAAGTCTCATCTGTTGAAAGATAATACGTAAAAGATATATCAGCTCCGTTATGCGTATGCATATTAAGAGCTGGTATATCTTTATTATGATATCCAATCCAAGATTTGATAAAATTAATATTTAATTTTTCATGATCCACTTCAAAAAGATCTAAGTATCTCCAAACACTTCTTTTAAGTGATTGAAAAAATTCAAGATAACTTTTATTTAAGTGGAGAGAACATCTTCCAGAATTTTCTGGTGTCTCATTATTATAGCCATCAAACCATAATGATTTTAGTTCGTTGAAGTATTCACTTTTAAATTCATCATGTATATCAATCCTATCCTGTGCCACCACAGTAGGAAAAACTTCATGAACTTCCATTCTAATCCCAACGTGTAACTGTTAATTCAATACTATTATCATCCATTTCCCACTCTTCTTCAACTGTATAACCCATTTTCTTAACAGTATTATGTACTGTCACACGAGCATACTGTTGAGTAACCTTATCAATAAATCTTTGTGTTGGAATAGGTTGATCCCAAGTTTCCATATCACAAACTAATTCATAATCACCTGTCATTGGATTCATTCTAAAACCAATATCCTTAGTAATAGCAAGATCGGCCAGTACAGTTTCATGTTTGATTCCATGAGAACCAGTAACTCTGAGTTCTTGATCTTCTAATACATTATATTGTAGAAGTTCTAATGCTTCTTGTAATTCAGGTTTGTGCTTGATTTTTGTTTTGATTGTACTGAAGTGTGACATTTTCGTTTTCGTAGTATTCGGGGGTTTCCTTTCTCCGTTGTACATCACCCAATTGTTCTTCAATCTTCTCTGTAAGATTTAGACATTGTGTTCCTTTAACACCCATAACTTCTTCAGTTACAGTTCCATCCTGACTAATACAGAATTTAATTCTTTGTGGTTCTGCCATAATTAAAACGCATGATTGTGAACATCAATATCTCCATCATCTATATGGGCATGATCAACATGATCAATATGTTCTATGTGTCCATGAATTATGTTAACTTTAACAGATCCATTTTCTAGAACTTTTGCAATTCGTTCAAGACTACTTGCAATAATTTTTAGTTCAGTGCTCATATTTATAGGTCTCCTTCCCGACGATTTTCTGAATAGTGAACATCAAATTCACCGCCTGGATATCTTGCTTTTAATTTCTCAACATTTCGTTCTACGACATCATCAAATGATACTTCCAAAGCCATACAAGCTTGTGCAACATACCAGAGAACATCACCCAACTCAATAATAAGATGCTCTCTATTG